TTTATGGATAAAGTTAATGAAATAGAGCAGTTTCATGCTTTTTTCTCTACCGGCGGAAACGTCTTAGGAGCTAGCCTTTATTTAGCGAAAGCTTATCTTGGTGCTGGTCCTCTTATTTTTGTTGGAGCTGATTTTTCTTTTGGCTATGACGAAAAGTTTCATAGTTGGAACGACGATACCTACGATAAAAATAAAGGTTACTGCATAAAAGCAACGGATGTATTTGGTAATAGGGTGGATACTTGGCAGTCTTATAAAAACTTTAAAGACTGGTTTGACTGGGTAGCTATCAATGTTCCAGGTCTTTACATCAATTGTACCGAAGGCGGAACTTTAGGCGCTTATCCGGACGGTAATTTAGCTGCATTTAGAATAATGGACCTAGTTGATGCTATAGACATGTTCAACATGTCAGACCGTCTTTTCAGGCAAGCAATGGAGCCTAGTTTTGACGGGGATTTAAGACTTTCAAGGGATCAGGCCGAAAGACCTGATGACTTAAAGGGTTATAATTACGTTTTATTTTAAGTTAAACAAAGTAAAGGAATAAAGTAATGGGAATTAATAAAATGGTTAGGGTTTGGAACGATAACGTTCATGAGCATGAAGAAAAATTTAAAGGTCAGGTTATTAAAATAGAGCCAAAAAGCTATATAGAAATGAATAGTTTTGAAGCCGTTGAATTTAAGAGCCAGTTTAAGGCTCCGGTATTTCTAAAAGGTGGGGTACCTGATCCGCGTTATTTTAAGAAAATTCGCATAGAACATATAGAAGATGATAAAATAGAAACATCAACAACCAAGGCTTCTGATGAGGCAACTTGTCAAAAATGCGGTTTTGCCGCTAAAAGCATGGCAGGGCTAAAGGCGCACATACGTGCAAACCATATACAGTCCATGGAAAATGACGATGCGCGAAGGGAGCTGTTGGCGGAGGTATAATCCTTGACACCAGCAGAGATAGAAACCCAGGTACGAGCAAGATATAACGCTAGTGGAGACCCTCACTTCACTAGTGCAGAAATTAGAAACTGTATTTGGCAAGCTGAAATGGAGCTAGCTCTAGAAGCTTTTGTTATAGAGTCAACTACAACAACAGCCAGTGTAGCAAACACTCAAACCATTGCTTATCCGACTAACTGTATTGCGGTAAGACGCCTTGAATATGACGGCAAAAAGATCAGAGTTTCAAGTCTTGAGGCAGATCCAAAAACAAGTACAACCCAAGTTTATGGGACACCAGGTGAATACGCTATTTGGAATGATACTATTTATTTATATCCTACCCCTGATGCGGTAAAGACCGTTAAGATATTTCATTATAACCAACCAACAGAAGTAACGACCTCAAGCACAACCATGTCAGTTCCAGTTAGATATCACACAGATATTATTGATTACTGTTTGTCTATTATGTATGCGAAAGATCAAAATACTCAAATGGCCACTTATCACCGCAATCAGTGGGAATCTAATGTTTCTAAGATAAAAAGAAACCGCAAGAAAGAAAAATCATCAGACGGCTTTGCGGTAGTTAAAGAATTTGGCGTAAACGACGGCTACAATGGGGTTGACCTTTAATGGCTGCAAATAACAACATTATTTACCCTAAGGGTAATCGGGTATTTTTTGACGGAGGGCTTAACAATAAGTTCGACGTTAATCTTATTCCAGATAATGAGAGCCCTAATTGTTTAAACGTTGTGTTTGATGACGGAGCTGTTTCGACAAGGCTTGGAATTGCTACCATGCCGAGCTGGGCTACAACAAATGTTGGGTCTTATTCTTGTGACGGTCTTTTTACTCGGATAAATTCATCAGGCGATGACGCTCTTATTTCTGTTTGGGGAGGGCGCGTATATGCTGGTGAGGGCGCTACTTCTCTGGCAATTCAGCCAGCAAGTTTTGCTACGGGTACAAGGTGTACGGCGGCAGAATACGAGGGTTATTTATTTATCGGTCAAAGTGGAGCTACTCCATACAAAATATTAGATGATAACGCGACACTTACAAGACACGGAATCCCAGTAGCACCTAGTTCAATGACAGCGGCTACAGCTACAACTGGAACAGCTCTTACAGGAAACTATAGTTACAAAGTCACTTGGGTTAATTCGGCTCTTGTTGAGGGAGACGTTTCTACGGCAGTAAGTCTAGTTCTAGCTGGTCAAAATGCTGCTTTAGCGGCAATTCCAACTGCACCGGCAAGCTACGGAGTTTCTTCTAGAAAAATATACAGAACAGCGGCAGGCGGAAGCACTTACCTACTTTTAGCAACTATAAGCGATAACTCAACACTTACCTATGAAGATAATAAAGCTGATTCTTCTCTAGGAGCTGCTGCACCGACTGATCAGGGTGAGCCGCCAAATTACAGCGTGTGTATATATCACCAAGGAAGACTTTTCGTTATAGATCCTGATGATCAATTAGTAAAATATTCAGAGATTGGAAACCCATATGTTTTTAAAGCTACTTCATTTATTCGCGTCGGTGACACTAGCGGTGACACCCCTGTTGCTCTTGATATATACGATAATAGCCTTGTGGTTCTCTGTAGAAGAAATCCCTGGATTGTTTATATGGCTAGTACTGATGACGATGATTGGCGCGTTCTGCGAGTACGTTCTCCATACGGGACGGCATCAAAATTCGGATCTTTTAGATTCAACAACAAAGTAATGTATCCGGCCATTCAGTCTGGCCGTTTTGTTGGATTTGCAGCTCTTGAGGGTCAAACAGTAAGCCCTTCAGCTTCTTTACTTACCAATACCGCTTTAGGCTCTGATCTTCAAAGTAACCGAATAGAAAAAACCATGCTTCTCGTTAATGAAGATCTTGTAGAGGGAATAGTTTCCCAAGTTTACGAAAGAAAAGCTTACATATCTATACCGCTTAATATTTTAAATAGTGATTTAACGATAACGGATGCTACCTCAAACAACCGTATTTTAGTCTTTGACTTCTCTTTAGGCCGACTTGACAGGAAGCAAGAAGCTAGCTGGTCACTATGGGATAACTGCAAGTTCAGTTGTTTTACTAACTACAGACATTCAAGCAGAGACGAAACCCAAATATTTGCCGGAAGTGTTTTAAATGACGGCTGGGTTAGAGAGCTTAATGTTGAAAATATTTATAAAGACGACGGTGCAACGGCAATAAATAGTTATTACTACACTAAAAGATTTGCCGGTAATAAGATGGACGAGAATTTCCATAAAGATTTCAGATATGCACTTATTCTTCATGAGATTAGTTCAACTGATCAGGATATGAATTTTACTTATATTGTTGATGGGCAGTCTACTGGTTCAACCAACGTACTTGCTCTTACAGGTGGTGCTGTTTGGGGTTCTGTTAACTGGAATGAATTTCAGTGGTCACCAGGAAACGGCTCAAGAGAACAAAGGACGTATATTTCTCCAACATACGGCAAACGAATTCAGTTTAAATTCGATAACCAAAACACTGCCAATTATCACTTTAAAATATATGGCTTTAATTTTGTCTATAACGTGAAAGGACTACGATAATGCCTTTAGCCGGACCCATAGGAATGCAAGACCTTGGAATAGAAGAAATAGTAAAACAAAAACTAGCTTCTGATAAGAAATCAAAAGAGCTTGCTTTAGCTAAGTCGAAAAAAGATGCGGCATTAAAAAAGACTAACCAAGCTGCTGCTGCAAAGCTAGGTCTTCCAATGGATGCTACTTCTGAACAAATAAAATTTGAAAAAATGAAACAGTCTGAAGCCGCTAAAGCTACCTCTGCTGCTGAAAGAAAATTGTCAGAGGCTCAAAAACTAGAAAGCCGAAAAGCCGCTGCTAGAGAATCCGCTTCGGCAGCGACTCGAAGTGCTTTAGGTTCAAGCATAGTAGGACAAGCTCAAGGTCTAGGTCTAGAAAAGTTTGGCCTAGGAGAGGGCGACTTAGATAAGTCAAGGGCTTTAAGAGAAAGTATATTTCAGCAACAACAGGCTGCATTTGCCGGACAGGCCGGAACAGCACAAAGGCAAGCTAGTGAAGCACTTCAAAGACGTCTAGCACAGACTGGTATTAGAGGGACTGGAACAGCGGAAAGACTGGCTCAAGTCCAAGAAAGAGAACTTACCGGACAAATTGGAGAACAAGCGGGACAGCTTAGGCTTGGACAAAGTCAGCAGGAACTTGCGGCACTTGAAGGCGAAAGAGCGGCAAAAGGCGCAGCACAACAGTTTATATCTAGCTCTCAGCAGCAGGCTGAAAATATCGCGGCAAGCCTTATTAGTGGTGGGTTATCTGAAGCAGACGCAAGATCATTTGCTACTCAACAAAATAGAGCTGCTCAAGACTTTCAGCGTAATGTTCTTCTTCCAATGCAAAATACTCAGTGGGAAAGATCATTTAATGAATCTGTTCGCCAATACCAAGACACGTTTGATAGGGATTCTAAGACCATTGCCTT